GTTGGTTCGTCTGATAAATCATTACCTCTCCTTACTTTGTCAGGAACTATAAGACCACGAGAATGTGCTTCATTGACCACAGCTTGATCAATCATGGCCACGGATCCCATGGCAGTTGCTATCAATACGCCATTTTGATGAGCAATATCGTTAGCGAGATTTAAGAATTTTAATTTGTCATGAATTTTAAACAACAACATTGTATCTTGACGATTGTATTCCAAAAACTTACGCCAATCTTTGTTGTATAATTGATCCAATGAACCTTCATATTGAGTTTTGTTTTCACCAACTTCCATTTCACCAATATAATCAAGTTTATAACTATGACGGCTTTCATAGTTATATTTCTTATATAGTTCAAGATAATCCATATGAACACGACCAAACAAGTCATATGTTTCTTGTTCTTGATCAAACATAACGTATGTTCTTGGTTTTGGTAATTGATTCCATAAACAGAATCTACGAGTATCATCTTTACTCATAACTCTAGTAACACGATTAACCATATATGGTATATCATACCCAGCTGAGTTCCAACCAGTTAATACATCCGAATCTTCTATTAGATCAAAGAACATATTAAACATATCAATTTCATTATCAAATACAAAAGTATTTTCAAAGTCTTTTGATATATCTTTGGCCATTTCTGGACTCATATGTTTTGGTGGAATACATAATGTGATTAATTGATCACACCAATCTAGATACAATGAAATTGCCGTAACTGGATTGAATGGATCATTGGTTGGGGCAAACCCTTTTTTCGGATCAAAATCCGTTTCAATGTCAAAGAAACATGTATGAAGTGGTGGACTATCTTTACCAAGATAGTTATCAGATAACATACGAAAGATAGGATTGATATCACTTTCAAAGATTTTCTTACCACTATGCATCTTAAGTTCTTTTTGGAACTCACTACGTTTACGTGTGCTAAATCTTGTTACTGTATCATCATATACAGTACGATATTTGCCTTTTGGATCTGAATAATAGAAAGTATAATTGGTTGGATATTGATCATAACGGCGATTGCCATTAGTATCACGTTCTACAACATGAATAATATCCTTGTCTCTATCTAATATAGCATCTACATATGACATAGATTACAGTGTTTTCCCAACGGTGACTAGAATGTTTTCTAGTAATTCCTGTTCCTTTTGAGTTTTACCAAATTCCATTTTATGTGCGGTTCTGATTGCCTTTTTAAGAACAGTTGATTTGATATTCATTTCTTCAGCTACTGCCTTGATAGTATCTGATAAACCACTGTTGAGTGTTTCAACTTCATTCATGACCTGCATACCTTCATTAATTAACTGTGTTAATTTAAGTTTTTGATCATTTGAGAAAATGGTTGTATCGTGTTCTTGATTGTCTTGTGTATCTGACATTGTAACTCCTTTTAGATATCTACTTATTATACAGGAGTTACGCTATATGTCAATACATTTTGGAAGATTTACTGATGCATGATCCAAGTATCTGGGATTTCTTTATATTTGGCGGTCCACATATCATGTAGTTTTTGTCCACTGATACTATGTGCTTTGGATATACTAGTCATCATACCATCAATGATATCATATACGGCATCTTTATCATCTTTGACTGATTGTATTTTTTTCTTTTGAGCCAACAATGCCGCTTTTAATTGTGGTACGGATTGATCATCTTTACTATGATCCATATTCTCATTGATCTCTTGATCAATCTCTTGATCCAAATCTATACATTTAATAGATACATTATTTAAAGCTGCCGCTAATGCTCTATGATTACCATCTATAATTCTATTGTTTGCCACTACTATAATTGAATCAGATAAATTTGGTGATGCTCTATAGTCATTGATAATTTCAATTTGTTCATCTTTTAACATATCAACAATTTCATCAATATGTTCAACACGATATTGACTCATTAACAGAATATCTAGTTTCATTGGTGATAGTTTTTCCACTTCAAATTTTGTATTTAAATCTGAGTTAGAAACGTAATTCCAAAAAATTTCATCATGATCTGGATAGTCATTGGAATACAATTGACTTAGTGATATATCAGTTTCATCTAATTGTTTATTGTCTGAATCAATTCTTTTAATGACAAAATACTTGGTATTATTGTCTTCTTTACCTATATCAGTTAGCTCGTATCCAGGTATTTTTATTCTGGAAGCCATTTTAGCGTATAACTTTTCTCGGTTTCCTTCTTTAATAGCCTCAAAGAAGAATAATTTAGGATGATATATACTAACAAATTTCTTAATACTTTCTATTACAAAACTAAACACCATCATCTGACTTCCACTTCCAGTTACGTCAAATGATATATCTTGATATGTTTTATCTTTGTCTCCAGCTAAAAGATTAGCAACTCTGTCTGAGACACTATACTTTTTATTCACAATTTCAGCAAATTTCAATTCCCATGACCCAGTTGGGACAGATAACCAATCGGCATTGAATACAATTTGTCTGCCTCCAATATTGGCAGTAGTGCGAAAATTAATTCGTGATTGAGATACTATCTCAATCGGTACATTTGAATCAAAAGATTCGTTAATAAATTCACTTGCTCTCATAATTACATTACCAATATTTTGCCTTCAAGATTGGACATTACATCATTAAACATAAGTTCCATATCATACGCCAATACTTCAGTTGCTTGTTTTCTGCTGGCATCGTCACTGTGTTCGGGTTTTAAATTTAAATATTTGGAAGAAGTTCCCCAATTTTGTCTTCCATATCCTAGATTAGTTGGTAACATATTAAAAGTTACATGACCTGTGCCTAGATATTGTGCAAATATTTCGTATAAGAATTCATATGGTCTGCGTATTTGACCACTACGACTACTATTCTGAGTACCAATGGCATTAAATAATGCGTTATATTCTGGAGTCATTTCCCACTTTAAATTACCTCCTCGTTCACCACGTTTGCCATAATATTCTTCTAACATAGAATTAACTTGTCCAAAGAAATGATTTTCTGCTTCTGGCCATGCACCTTCTTTATCTATTTTCCCACCTCTACGATGACCAGCCTGAACTGCGTGTCCAAATCTATGTGCCATCATCCATGGAGTCAGCATTTTCTTAGCATCACCTTTATTACCAACATATACTATAGTAATTGCATTTTCATGACCCGCAACAATTTGTTCACCTTCATCACCAAAAATAATTTTAACTGTGTCAGGATTCATTGGGCCGTATTCGCTATATTTTCCTGTACCAGAAATATTGCTAAAAAATAATCTAATATCGTATGGAGTATTAGCAAAGAATTTCTCTGCCTTCAAACGGTTGACTGGATGAGGTACTAGTTTTTTATCTGCACCACGAAACGGTCCAGGTTTGTTAAAATCACCCATAGTCTGATAATCTGTCAAAGGTGCTTCAATTAGAAATTCACTTGCTCTCATTTTAATTTATCTCTTAATTTAAATTTTCATGATATTAAATTTGTTGATAGACTTATTCTATAGTCCATTGATTCATTTGGCAATACACGATGATTCAATGTTCCTGGAAATATCAAGACAAGTCCATTATATGGAGTTATTGAAAAACTTGTGTTGTTGTTAGATTTAAATTCAATATCTCCAGAATTTTCTGGAACTTTCACATATGCCACACAAACCAATCTATTTCTATGATGAATGTGCCAATCATTATAATGTTTTGGACCATTTACGTTAAACCAAAATCTTGAAGTTTTAAGATTAGTGGATTTTTCAATCTGAGTTATTGTTTGTGTTACCCATGAAATATTTGTATTATCATCTATTACACCCTGCCAACCACCTTTATTACTCAATGTAACACCTTTTAAAGTTTTTTTCAACTCTAAAATATTATCAGCCAAATCTTGATTTAAATTCATTTCAAACTTTTGAATTTTGAATTTTTTTAAAAGATCATCCATATTTAATCCGATCCAAAAAACTTAGTCATCAATGCTTTTTGTTTCTTTGGTTTTGCACCCAATACTGGACTAATCTTAGCCACTTTATCTTTACCAGTAAGATATTTTGACTCATTGTCAATAGTCTTTTCTTCATTAGATTCTGATTTCATTTCAGATAATAGTTCGTTTATTTTCATAATAGTCTCCAATGGTCACTTGTAGCGTCACGGTAGCGAATCGTTAACTAGGGCAGCACCCGCCCACACGGCCCTAAGGTGTGTTCTTTAATGTTTCAATAACAATGTTCCCAATACATCAGAACGTTTGGCACTGATGTCGCCCTGTCCAGGAACAATAATTACATTCCACTTTTTATCTTTACCTTCTGATTTGGCCATCATCTCATCATAGTCCAAGATACTATCTTTATCAATCTTATATAGATTGGCAATACGATCTTTCAACTTGTTCATGTCAGTAACAATCCAACCACCGGCTGCAGTTTTTTCTAATTTACCTTCAGCATCTTTCTTCAATAAGTCATTAAAAATTGGTGTACCGTCAGTTAACTTTGCGGGAACAATTCTACTGTGTTTGGTTGTTTGAAGTCTTGGATCCATGAGTTTGATTTGTTTCTCTTGACTTGTATGAGCACCCTCACTCCAGTTGATGTGGAAGTTTGATGGTAATCCACCCTGAGCAACTTTGGCAATTTTTGTATAGGCATAGAACTGAGTATCTGGGAATGTTTTGGCAACATCAGCGGCCAAATCTACATATTCTGGACTGAAGAAATCACCAGCATCATGCCAACGAATAGTAACTTTGGCTCCTTGCTTAGCATATTTTTTATTTTCTTTGTCAATCTCGTTGATCAATTGTTTTTTGAATCCTTCTGGATCATTCAACAAATATGTTAAGATTCTAGCATCACTGATCCATGGACCTTCAAACTGAACCTTACCACCACCACGAGCAAAACAATCTACTTTACAACTACCAGCACCTGGACAAGTATTGACAATCTTAAATTGATTTGTCTTTTCGTCTAATGCCAATCCAGTTAGAGCAGCAAAACCAATGTTGAAGAATTGTTCTTTTTCACCGTTGCTATGTTCCATCTTTTCATTCTGTTTGAGTAAACGTTTTGGACGCTCACTGATGATGCCTTTCATTTTGTCCAGATCAAATTGTTTGCCTGATTCATCATAATATTTCAATGCTGAACTACGATGTACGTAGGGCATTTTATAACGTTGACTGGCAGTTTTTGTTTTATCTACAGTTGTTTGTAGATATTTTTGCATGTCCGGATCTGAAAAGTCAGTTGTAGGAGCACCTAATAG